GATCGTCTGCAAAGGGAGATGTTTCTCCAAGCTCTTTAGCTTGAGATTTAATTTTTTCAAGAAGTTCCTGAATCCTCTTTAGTTGTTCTTCGTTCACTTAGAGTGTTTTACTATAAATATTTAAAAAACAAACTATTTGTATGAAGTTTTACCTTTATACTGTTTAGAGACTTCTGCGAATTGTTCTTTATTAATTTTACCTGTAGGATCTATCAGAGATTTTTTATCTCCTTTGAGTGCTGACTGTTCTGCCTCAGACTTTTTCTCGTAGAATTGTTTGATTTCATGGAAGGTATACTTACGTAGCCATAGAGGCATGTTATAAATGGTTTCCCAATCATAACCTCCCTGTCCATGAAAAACTATTTCATGAATCTCTTTAAATATGTTTAACCTAAACTGTTTTGCAGATTTAGATGTCAGGCCAAAAAAAGCTAAGATTAATCGGGATAGTGGCCTCCTCTCCACTATCCGACCTAAAAGTAAGGTCTACGTCAGGTTGAACTTGTTTGATATACTCTCTTAAAGCTCTTGAATCACGAGCTAACAAATAGTTATCTACAAAGTCTCTGACTGCTTTTTGATCATTGTCTCCTTCAATAGAAGTAATGATATATTTTAATCTTGTAGTAAGCTCTGGTGCTGTTCCATTTCCAGTCCTTTTAAGGCCCTCTATTTCACGATTTAACTTCTTCTCAGCATGACCATCTAAAATTCTAAAAGTGATCTTATTTTGGCTGTGAGGTAGCTCAAATTCGAATTCATTCCTTCCTTTAGTAATCTTACTTTCGTCAAAGTACTTGTTTTCTAATTCTGCTAAGTTTACGTTCTGTTCTTTACCCATAAAAGTGAATTTGTAGTCACTTCCATATCCAAGAACTCTAGCAGCTATAAGTGCAGCATTTTTGTCTCCTACAATCAGATCATCAACTTTCACTCCCTCTGTTACAATAAGAGATTCTAAAAGTTTGTCTAATACTGTTCCTTTCTGAATGTAGTTTTGATTTGTAAGGATATCTTCTTCCTTAGCTGTCATATACTTTATTTGTATAACTCCTTTTGAAAGAACATTATCTTCAGGATAAAGTAATCCTTTTGAAGGTAGCACAACTTCTTCAGTTGGCATTTTTATTTCGCTCATAATCTTTTTTAGATAACTATCTCTTATAAATATATATAAATTGATTTTTGAATACAAAAAAACCCGACATAAAGTCGGGTCCTTTCAAATATTTGGAGTGGATTAGAAATTTAATACACAGTAATCAGGCTGTACTGTCATGGTAATTTCTTGTGCTGCATTTTCAGTGTCGTAGTTATAAGCACCAAATGCTGCAGAAGTAATAAGGGCTCCTTTGATTACCCATTGTGATACAATATCACCTACAGGACCTAACACATCAAATGTTAAATCTTTTTTGTAGAAGTCAGAGTAACCATCACGACCTGTTACAGATTCGTGGTGTAGTCTTACCCATTCCATTACAGCTTGTGCACCTGATGGTGTAATAGGATCAAACAAAGTGAAGTCAATTGTTCCCCAAGTTGTTTTTCCCTTTACGTATCTTTGTACATTGATATGATTTAAGGTGACTGTCCCTTGTGTTAGAGATACAGCACTTACTCCTTTCACCATATATGCAGGGAATCCATCAATAAGCATTCTGAACCTATTTGCCTGTTTCGGTTCGAACTCGGTGAAAAAGATATCATTTGATTCTACTATTGCCATCTTGTGTTCTTTTTATTATAAATATTTAATTTTCAGTTTTATTAGGCTGGGAATGTTGCTCCCGTTGGTAAGACATTAAAGTCTAAGATTATAAATTCAGCTGTTTTAGTTGGTTGTAGATAAATTTGTCCAACAAGCTCATTTCTGTCTACTACATCAGGCCCATTGTTAGACTCATCCATTACAACTTTGAAAGCATACAATCCTTGTCTCTGTCTTACAGACTCTAAGTATGGATTTACTTGAGTAAGGAAGTTGTTTCTTGTTGCAGCTGAATTTTGCTCAAATACTAATGAATCAGAAATTTGAGAAATATAATTTTTAAGAGAGATTAACAATCTACGTACATTTACTCTGTCAAGTGCTGTTGCAGCTTTTTGTAGAGTTTTCTGACCGAACACTACTACTCCTGCTTGTGGGAATGTAGCAATTGGGTTTACGTTAGCTGTGTAAAGTGTATCTCTTGTAGCTGATGCTAATTTTTTCTCTGCTCTAATTACTGTTCCTAATCCTCCTCTGTTAAGACCTGCAGGTGCAAACCATGGTTCAGAAGATCTATCAGTAAATGCCATCACTCCAGGGATTACAGTTGAAGCAGGCACCCAAACAGTCTGTCCTGTATCAGGATCGATTGTTTGTACCCATGGCCAGTAAGCAGCAGCATAGCTTGTATTGTAGGTTGCGGCTTGTGTAGTTACAGTGGCTGTTTCAGCACCCCAGTTTACAAGGTCAACAATCGCAATGTTATCTCCTCTGTTGATAGCAACACTAGAAAGTGAAGTCACTTGAGAAGCAGCATTTTGAGTTGTAAGTCCAGGTGCAGAGATTACATTAAATCTATAATCATCTTTATTATTTAATAGATTAAGTGCAATGGTGTAATCTGTTCCAGTAAGTCCTTGAATATTTCCAGTACTTACATTGTCATAGAAATTAGCTGGTGATCCTGTTGCTTGAGAATATAGATCTCCAGTTGCTCCTGAGAAGGATCCTGATCCTGCTGTTGGTATAGAAGCAGTGTACTGAGATTTTACATTTCCATCATTATCAAAATAATCAGGAGTCTTTTGGTATACAGCAGAAACTCTAACATAGCTTGACTTGTTAGTGTAAGACCCTTGATTTTGAATATAATATTGTCCTCCATCACTTTGAACTGTTTCAGTAGAGTTACCAATAACTTTCTCAATATAGTTATCAGCTTTAGGATCTAATGAAAGATTTTGCCAAGTTTCAAGGACAGTTTTTTCATTTGTTGTATCATTACCACGTCTAATCAATAAGCTAAATACTCCTGATTCAGTATTTGGATTAGCGATCTCCCAACGAATGTTATCAATTGATCCAGATGCAAGTGCTCCTCCACTAGACAGAGATCCTGAACTATTCATGATAGTTCCTTCAGACAACGTTGTAAGTTGGAATGTATTTGATGATGTGTTTATGTTGTTATGTACCGTTGTTGAAGTTGCTGATGTGAATGATCCTGAAGTAACACGGGTTACTAATAAGGAATCCCCTCCATTTTGGAAGTAGTTAAATGCTCCAATAGAAGTGAAGTAAGAAAATTGTTGACTTCCACTCTCAAAAGCAGCTCCAAAGATTGCTTTATACTGAGAATATGAAGTAACAAGTCTTGGCTTCTCAACTGGTCCTTTAGGAGTAGGACCAACTATTGCAGCTCCAGCTTGTATGGGTTGTGCAGTTACAAACGAAGAATCGTTCTCTCTTGCTAGTACACCAGGTGATAATAATGTCTCTGCCATTGTATTTTATTGTTTAATAAACGTTTTATTATAAATACTAAAACTTTTTCTAAAATTTTATTTTTGAGGAGTTATTTCTCCTGTTTCTGTGTTTAAGAGACCATCTCCATACTTTTTTGTTAACTCAGCAGCGAAATCGGCTCTCATTTTATCAAACTCTTTTTTAGTTTGTTTTATTTGATCTTTTTGCTCATCTAAATTTTCCTGTTGATAAGCAATTTGACCTAAGGCAACTATAATTTCATTTTCTTTTTCTTGAAACTTTTTTAACTTTTGCAACTCTTCTTCAGTCAAAACTTTTTTTTCCATTAATATATGTTTATTTGTTTATAATAAATATTAGTCTTTTACTCCAAAGTTGATATGTTTTGTACAGTTTCTGTTGTAACTGTAACTTTTGCTTTAGAGTTAAATGCTTTAAGTGCATTTAGGTCTTTTTGAAGGACTTCTGGAATTATTTGTCCTCTTAATCTTATAGTAAAATTACCTCTCACTAATCTTTCTTGGCCATCAGTAAGTTCAGTAGTACTTCCAAAGTTATCTATGAAAGCTCTAAACTTATATCTTTCAGGATCTCCCCAATAAGAATCAGATGCATATTCAATGGCTTCTATAA